CTCACCGGCGGGTGGAGTCCAGAGGAAGTCCAGGGCGTACTTGATCGCTTTGTCCCGGTCGCGGAAGTGGCGGACGGTGATGTTGTTTCCAGAGTCGGTATCGGTTGCAATCACCGTGTGCTTGTCGGGCGCGGTAGTCTTGACGCGCACCGAAATACCCATGTCTTCGTTGATGACGATGGCGCCTGCTGCGAGGTCGAGGTAGATGTCCATGAATGGTCGTGCTCCTATCAAAGGGTCTCGCTGGCGGGTAAGGTGAGGTATTCGAGTGCTGCTGCTGGAGTCATGTCGGATCGAAGCAGGGATTCGAACCGGGACATGAGGAAGATGTCGTCAAAGTGTGCGGAACGGGTTGCACCGAGGTCGGAGCGGGAAGTTGATTTCAGCAGATGGTAAGCGAGTCTGTCTCGGGACATTTTGCCCAACGGTGGTCTCTGTGGAGTCGTCGGTTCAAACCAGCTTGGTCTGCATCGAGCAAGCTTACCGGTGAGCCTGAGGGTTAGTGTGTGGTCGTCCATGTTAGTGCTCCTTGCCCCCGCGAGGGGGGCTCATAGGGTTTACAGTTGGATGATGCCTGCCAGGATGAGCGCGGCGAGTGTTGCCGCGCAGATCCACATGCCGATGAACACGAGGCGATCAGGATTGTCCATGTATGTCTCCAGAAGGTGAAAAATGGGGCCGTAGCCCCGGTGTTAGCCTAGTACACAAGGCCCATGAGGGCTAGTTCCTCAGCGCCGTATACCTTAGCAGCGCCGCACTCCGGGCACTTATACTTGCGCGCGTCGGGCTCTACACATTCAGGCTCAGCGCCGCACGCGAGGCAAAAGCCGCTTTCGAGGGCATTCAGCGCCATGACGAGCTCAATGCTTGGCTTCCATTGCATTGAGCCGTTGCGCGCGTGGTACCGGGTTTTGGTGGGTTTTTTCATCAGGTTTCTCCTTGGTAAAGTTATGATGCGGACTGCATCCTAAGGCCCTCAAATCGAGGGCTATAGGATGAAGTCTAGGCTTTAGATGTCTGCCAATCCGACCAAGTAGACTTCGTGCAAAAACCATCCGATCTGATGCTTGGTTTCGATGCGATAGCCCTTGGCAAGCCAAGCGTTAAGCGTTTCGATTGTTGCGGCTTCGGCGGCGCGGTAGTTAACTGCGTCGATACCGCCGATATATATGTTATACTTTTTGTCCATTTTGATAGTCCTATAGTTTGAAAAAGATAGCGCAGGCCAAGGCGATGCCAAAGCCAGCGGTAATGATCCAGTCGATCTGCTAATTGAAGTGTCGTGCCATGACTCCGTGAACCCGGATCGCGACACTCGCTGCTGACGCTTTGAGTGCACCGTCGCACGCAAGGCATGACGCGCATGTAGTCTTTTTGCCTGCCTCGTCGGAGGCCGGGCATGTAAATTCATGACGCTGTAAGTCATCATCTTTGTGCACGCGGAAAGTGCGCCAGCCTACTGAACGCGCAGTGTCATGTTCCGACACTGACTCGACAGATGCCATGACGAGCTCACGCATGGCAGCTGCCCACGGGAATCGCCATTGATGGGTGTATCCGGTCCAACCCTCACACTGAGATAGCAACGCATACCACACAGTATGTGGGATCATGGCAGGGTCGCCATAGGCTCCCAAGCGTACCTTGCGACCATGTAAGACGCTTGCTGCATGGTCTAAGTCATGCGTCATGTCTGGGTATGATCCGCGCAGAAAGGCACGATACACAGACGATACGCTCTGGCCGACGTTAACGTAGCAGGTACGCTCACGGTTTAAAAGTTTACTGCCGCGATGCACACAGTGACCGCATATTGATACATCTTCGCGGAGCTTGATAGCATCCAAGGGATGCATATCAGCGCGTAGAATGTAAGTCTGCACCATGTCGCCAGTTTTACGGTTGTCACTACGAAGTACAGCGATACCGACAATGCTTTGATTGTCAATGGGTGATAGTCCTCGGTAGAAAATAAATCCGCGCATGATGTTTTCCTCAGTATAAATAGTGCAAATGCACTAACTAGAATCGTGCACTCACTCTACACTGTACGGATCAGACTAAAGTATTACTATGACCATCTCCTGACCTACGGTCGATAATAGTGGATAAATGGTACTGCGACTTTGTAATGTGGATGGATGGAATACATGGGGGACTGTATCTATCCGTCCGCCGTTACTGATAGAGAAAGCCTATTGGTACGGTGTAGGGGCAGTGGCAGGGGCAGCGGATACAGGCGGTCGATCGATGATCGGTACGCTGAGCGAGTGCGGTTAGCCTGGACAGGGACAGGGGCAGCGCGACGTGATCGGCGAGGCAGCGGCACGGCGACGGGCGCGAGCGATGGGGTTTGGGAGTGGCGCGAGCGTGCACCACAACGCTCCTCCACCCATGGAAAAAACGATTTCTGGTATGCTGGGTGTTTTATGGGAGGTGTTTATGGATGTGGTGATTGAAGATGGAGTGCCTTTGCCTGGGAGGCGTACGGAGAGGAAGGATTATCCGCATGGTCGGATGGAGGTGGGGCAGAGTTTTTTGAGTCAGCGGGATTATGCGAGTGAGAGTGCGCTTGCGTATCGGATGGGGAAGTTGCATGGGATGAAGTTTTCGGTGCGCAAGGTGGAGGGTGGGGTTCGTGTTTGGCGCACAGCCTGAGTTGACGTGTGTGAGTTGCCGCCACGTTTGGATGGGTGGTGAGGTGAGGCGTGGCGGTTATTTTGTGCGTGATTTGTACTTGTGCAAGCTGACGCGGTGTTATGCCGAGCGTCGTTGTGAGAAGTTTGAGTACGAACCTGGGTCGGATGAGAAGGTGGTGAGTGATGACTTTTGACTTGCGCAAGTTTGAGAGGTTTTGCCGTGAGTTGACGGTGGAGACGAAGGAGCGTGGGTTACAGAAGTTGGGGACGCAGTTGCTTGGTACGCAGAAGTATTTGATGCAGGAGATTGGAAGGGGGTTGGAGGAGGGGAAGCACTTTTTTGTGGTGTTAAAGGGCAGGCAGTTAGGGATTACGACGATCAGTTTGGCCTTGGATTTGTATTGGCACTTTATTCATCCTGGGTTTCAGGGCACGTTGACGACGGATACGGAGGAGAACAGGGACCAGTTTCGGACCACCTTGGCGATGTACATCGAAGGTTTGCCGACGGAGTACAAGATTCCATTGGTGAGTCACAACCGGAATCAGATGGTGTTGAAGAACCGGAGTCGGTTGTTCTATCAGGTGGCGGGGATTCGTGCCAAGGGTAGTTTGGGGCGTGGCAAGGCGATCACGTTTTTGCACGGTACGGAGACCAGTAGCTGGGGGGATGAAGAGGGGTTGGCGAGTTTGTTAGCCAGCTTGGCGGAGACGAATCCGGCGCGGCTGTATTTGTTTGAGAGTACAGCGCGTGGGTTCAATATGTTTCATGATATGTATGTGACGGCTAAGAGGGCGAGGACGCAACATGCCATTTTCTGTGGCTGGTGGCGCAATGAGTTGTATGCGATTGATGCGGAATCCGACATTTACAAGGTGTATTGGGATGGGAAGTTAAGTCCTGAGGAGAAAGAGTGGGTGAAGGACATTAAGAAGCAGTATGGCGTGGAGATCAATACGCGGCAGATTGCTTGGTGGCGGTGGAAGTTGTCGGAAGGGATTAAAGACGAAGCGTTGATGTATCAGGAGTTTCCTCCGACGGAGGACTATGCGTTCATCATGACGGGCAGTTCTTACTTCAGTGCGTCCCGGTGTACGGATGCGATGAAGGCGGCGAAGAAGAATGTGCCGGATTTCTACCGTGTCAGCATGGGAGCCATGTTTCATGACACGGAGTTGATCAAGAGTACCGAGCGTTTGGCGACGATGCTGGTGTGGGAAGAACCCAAGTCAAACGGTTACTATGTGATTGGTGCAGATCCGGCCTACGGCAGCAGTGATTGGGCGGACAGGTTCTGCATCCAAGTCTATCGGGTGTATGCCGACGGGTTGGATCAGGTGGCAGAGTATGCGACATCGGAATTGAACACCTATCAGTTTGCCTGGATGATTTGCTATCTGGCGGGTGCTTACCGGAACAGCACCTTGAATCTGGAGATCAACGGTCCTGGGCAGGCGGTGTTGAATGAGTTGAAGAACCTGCGTCGGCAGGCGTTCCATTTGACGGAGCAGTACGGGACAGGTCTTGCCAATGTGCTATCCAACATGCAACATTACCTGTGGCGCAGGAATGATAGTCTGGGTGGTGTGACCAACTCGATGGGATGGCAGACCACGGCGGCGACCAAAGAGCGGATGATGAGTTACTTCAAGGACTATTTTGAGCGTGGGTTGATGCATGTGTACTCGCAGCCCTTGCTGGAGGAGATGAAAGCAATTGTGCGGGATGGTGCGAGCATTGCCGCCTATGGCAGGAACAAGGATGATCGTGTGATGGCAACCGCGCTGGCTTGTGCTGCCTTTGCGGAACAGGTGCAACCACGGTTGATGGCAATGCGGCTGACGCGCAAGGTGGCCTCGGAGCGCAAGGAAGAGATGCCAGAGACGGAGGTGGTCAACAGGCAGATCAACAACTACTTGCAATACATTGGCATCAAGAATGCGCCAGGACGTTTACAGTAAGAAGGAGCTGATGCGCATCATGCGTCGGTTCATTCGGGATCGCAACCGTGGCATCTCGCTTGAGATGTTTGCCGAGCTTTGCGGCTACAGCCTTGGTCACTTGCGCGATGTGTTTATTTATAAAGAGTTTGCCTTGACCGAAACCATGCAGATTCGGGTGTCTCGGGCGTTCAACACGGTGCATGATGGATACGCAAAGACAATGGAGTTTGAGAACAAGCGTTATGTTGAGTATCGGAAAGTGCCCAAACCTGTGTTGAAGCGGGAAACGCGCTTGGTGTTTGACGGCAATGAGTTCAAGATGCATAGTGCTGTGCGAAACAAGTTTGACTACAGCATTCCTACACTGGAAGAACAACTGGAGCATAAATATGGCAGTCGTGCATGATTACAAATGCAGTGTGCATGGGTTTTTTGAGTCGCATGAACCGTTTTGCCCACACGGTTGTGAATTGGAAGTGCAAATGGTGTTCTTGCAACCCGTGGGTGTGAAGTCGGATCGCACCAAGGGGGCTGACCGCACCTTGCAAAACCTTGCCAACGATTTCAAGATGACGGACATCAAGTCCGCTAGGGAAGGCGACCATCAAAACCATGCCCTGTTGCAAAACAAACAGCAGAACAATGATTTCGGAGTCAAGTGGGGTAACCCGAAAGACATTGCCGGGTTCAATTTGCGTCCGGTGCGTGATGAATCGGTACAAGGTCTTGCCTCCATGCGCAACAGTGGTGTATCCTTGCCACCAGTGCGTCCTTCGGTCGTGATCCGCGACCATGAAAACCTGAAAGTGCAGACGGTATGAGAATTCCTTCCAATCCTCTGGAAAGGGAAGCGTTCTACAACGACATTGCAACCAAATGCATGGTCAGTTTGCAGGAGCGCCGTGCTGACTATCAAACGCTGCGTTCATTCTTTCTCTTTGGCAGCGGGGTGGATGAAGCGCCTGCGCATTTCAACAAGATCTATCCCCACATTGACCAACTGGCATCGTTTCTTTACTCGGCAGAGACGACACGTTTCAGCATTACCTTGGGAGCCTCGGTTCCCGTCGCCGAACAAAACAAGGTTCCGGTGTTGACGCAAGCACTCAACGATGAGTGGATCAATTCCAATGCCGACCAGATGTTCTCGCAAGCGTTGAACTGGGCCTTGTGCTACAACTCGATGTTCATCAAGCTCATTTACAACAAGGGCATCCAGCCCTATGTGGTGGAGCCTGGGCAGGTCGGCGTGTTGCGCGAGGACATGACGAACACAGATCGGCAAGAGGCGATGTGCCAGAAATACTACATCACCAAGTCCGAACTCTATGCGCGACTCTACAAGCATCCGCGCCGCGATGAAATCGTCAAACGGGTGACGGCCAATGAGAAATCGCAGGACGATATGCCCGAAGGTGTCGAGCGTTTGCTGATGTCCCAGGTCAATCCGACCATGTATGGCAACGTCAACCTCGATCTTGGTGGCATCAACCGCTACAAACCCAAGGTAGCTGAAGACTTGGTGCAGATGCGGGAACTCTACATCTGGAATGATGAGATTGAGGACTATCAATTCATCACCCTTGCCGACCCCGATGTGGTCATCTACGACCGCCCGATGGAGTCGGTGTACCTGCGCGGTGAAGTGCCCCTCATCCAGATCTGCCCCAACCTGCAATACGACTACTACTGGGGAATGTCCGAAGTTGCCCGATTGATCTTTTTACAACAGATGCGCAACAAACGGATGGCAGAAATTCTTGATTTGCTGAACAAACAGGTGCAACCGCCCACCGCGCTGATCGGATTCTTGGGCATCCCCGACGAAAAGAACTTCGCGCTCAACCGTGCAGGCGGATTGCTCTACAGCGACCAGCCCAATGCAAAGGTGGAACAACTCGCACCGTCCATTCCAAACGATCTGTTCCGTGAGCTGGGCGAAATCGACAACATGTTTGCCGAAGCTTCGGGAATTGTTTCCGTCTTGCAAGGACGCGGGGAAACCGGAGTGCGCAGCGCAGGTCATGCGTCGCAATTGGCGCGTATGGGTGCGTCAAGAGCCAAGCGTCGGGCGTTGGTCGTGGAAGATGCGCTTGAAAAGGTGGCGACGATTTACTTGAAGTTGATGATGAAGTATGAAGATCGTCGTTATTTGGATGTCAATGATATTCCGTTTATTGCTTCGCAGTTTACGGAAGATTTTGTGGTGAAAGTGGATGCGCATAGCAACTCACCGATATTTATGGAAGATACGCGAGACTTGGCCTTTAATCTTTTCAAGGCCAATGCCATCTCGCGGGAAAGACTTATTGACTTACTTGAGCCTCCCATGAAACAATTGCTCAAGGACGATCTCAAGAAGATGGAACTTCAGGCCAAGGAACAGGCTGCAAGCCAAATGGGAGAACCCAACATGGCAAGTTCGGCAGGGCCAGCAGCGTCAATCATGTAAAGGAGCAGAGATGGAAAAGTCGGGGTATACTGGTCAAGGCGATCAGCCGCGCATGACTCGGGATATGCTCAAGGCAACCGCCCGTGCACCGAGAATGACGTTTAACCGCAACGCTATTGCAGGAAAGATTCGCAATGCCAATGTTCGATCCACCACTCGATAGGAGAGATGCGATGTATGCTCGCAAAATGATGCGTGGTCGCAAGACCCGTCGCTGAGAACAGGTGGCTGGCGTACAAAATGCGCTAGCCACTTGACATTTGTTTGAATAAAGGATATAAACCGCGCATGAGCGTACCTTCTGATCAATTAATGAACATGATTCGGCAAGATGCAGGCAAAACACCGCCTGTTGCGCCACCTGAGATGCCGAAACCGGCATTGTCAGGGGCGGAAACACCGCCGATGGCAGCGCCGATGTTGACCCCAGAGGATGCCAAAGGAGATCAAGCTGGGGCAAAAGTGAACATTCAAATTGCGATGGACCTCATGCAACAGGCTCTGCCTGCTTTTGGATCCGAGTCGGTTGAGGGAAAGAAGATTCTGGATGTGTTAACGTCGCTTGCTCGCGTGTTTGGAGAGACGGAAGGCAAGACGCGAGAGTTGATTCCGGCGGAAATCCTGCAAATGGTGCAGAGTTTGCCGCAAACAGGGGGTGCTTCAGCAGCGATGAAGTCGATGTTGCAGGCTCCGATTCCTGGTACACAAGGTCCGCCTTTAGCCATATAGGAGTATCGAGATGGATTTGTTCAAACCTCGTGGTGCACAGACGATCCGCCGTCCCTTGGACAACAGCAAGGACAATGGCCAGATCATCAATCCTCCGCGTTTTAATGACTTTGGTGGTCTTACCAATGCAGGTAAGGCTGGAAGCAAGAACAAGATGACGCTCTCCAATCCTGGAGATACCAAGAAAGTCATCTGACGGGTGTGACAAAAGGGGCAAACAATGTCACTTGAAAACTTGAGCGAAGGCGACATCCGCGAGTTGGCACTCCTGGCGAAGGAGTTGCACGACAATCCGACGACTCGCGCTGACGCACTGCGGTTGACGAAGAAGATCCGGCAGGACTTGCCGATTCCTGAGATTGAGATTCAGGATCGGATGGAACAGACCCGTCAGCACATGCAGAGCAAGATTGATTCACTGGAAGCCAAACTGCGTGAACGTGATGCGCGTCAAGTGCTTGACGATCGTCGCCGCGCACTCAAACAATCCGGCAAGGTAAGTTCGGATGACGATGTGAAAGCGGTGGAGAAAATTATGATCGAAAAGAAGATTGCCGATCATGATGCCGCCGCTGACTACTTCAACTGGATGAAGCAGGCGGACGAAGTGTCCAAGCCTACTCCGGTATTTCAAGGTGCGCCCGTGTTGAACAACTTCGACCTCAAGGCGTACTTCAAGAATCCGCAAAACGCAGCGCGGGAGTCTGCTGTACAGGCATTGAATGAGCTGCGTAACCCAAGACGACCGATTGGACTTTAGTAGGGGCGAATCTTCTAAAGGAATTTCATCATGCCTATTGGTGGAGGTATCATACCAGCCAGCGGCACAACTCAGTACAATGAACTGACGTATGTGACGCGCCGGGCGTTCATCCCAAAGCTGATCGTCCAGATTTACAACTCAACCCCGCTCATGGCGGCGTTGCTTGCAAACAGCCAGACCGCTTCGGGCGGTGTATCCTCGGTCACCGTTCCGGTGCAGGGGGCGCAGTTTGTGAACGCCCAGTGGTCGGACTACTCGGGTTCGTTCCAGCAGCCTTCGGTGCAGCAGGGTGCGTACAATGCCGAGTTCAATCTGAAACTCATGATTGCACCTGTGCCTTTCCTGGGCATGGAGGGTGCGGTGCAGGAAGACTATGCCGTGATTCCTCTCATTGAGGCACGGATGAATGACTGCACGAACGTCATGATGGATGCGATGGCGACATCGGCGTACACGGACGACGGCACGAACACACAGCGGTTCACCGGACTGCCGATTGCTGTGGATTCCGCAGGAACGTATGCGGGTCTTAATCGTTCAACCTATACATGGTGGGCATCGAGTGAGTACGCTGCGGGTTCGGTCAATCCGACGCGGCAGAATGTACTCCAGTACATCTCTGGTACGGTGAAAAAGTCTGCTGAGATGCCAACCTTTGGGGTGTGCGGCTTTGGCACTTGGACGCTGTTGGCCCAGGATTTTGTCGGTCAAGAGACCTACATGATCACGCCGGGGTCCAGTTTCGGTGGGGAAGAAGGCCCGAACTCGGCGTTTCGTGCGCTGATGGTTGCGGGGATTCCGATCTATCCGGATCCGTACTGCCCAGAAGGTACGATGTATCTGCTCAACACCAACTATCTGTCGCTCTATGTGCACAACAAGGCCCAGTTTGCGTTTACGGGCTTTGAGTCCACGTTGCCCAACTGGCAGATTGGTTATGTGGGTGCTGTTCTGACCATTGCTGAGATTGTAAGCACGAAACCGAAGTCGATGACCAAGGTAACGGGCTACAACTCGCTCACGCTGTAAGGAGGGTATCATGGCTCTTGGTCTTCCGAAGCTAATTCTTGCGTCAAGCAGCCCGAATGCGGACACGGCAGGCGCGTACTTTGATGCAGTAACGGTATCAATTGCAGCGTCGTCTACGGCGCTTGTTCCTGCGGGGATGTACATTTTCCAGCCCAATGCGGATGTGAAAGTGCAAACCACGGTGAACAACACGCCAACGTGGACCGATACGATTGCGGTGAGCGTCGGCGGTGTGTTGTTTTCGGATGGTATCAATGTCCGGTTCAACAATACCAGCACCGCCCAAGCTGCAACGATGCAGTTGCTAACGGTGAACGGTGGATTGTCGGTGACAGGTACTTACACTTGAGGTGACGTATGGACGCAAATCGCGTTGCTAATGAGTTGCCGACTCGGTTCGGCGGTATCTTGTTGGGTAGCCTGATTGGTGCAAACTTCAATGTGACCACCGATCAGCAGATTGTGATTTTTGACAATCCTGCCAAGTACATTTTGCGTCGGATCGTGGCGACCAATGCGTCGTTGAGTTTGAGCACGGCTGCTGGTGGAATTTACACGGCGGTGAGCAAGGGTGGGACGGCTGTTGTGGCTGCTGGGCAAACCTACTCGGCGCTTACAGGTTCCACGTTGTTTTTGGATTTGACGCTCAACACTGCGGGTAGTGCACACATCACGGTCAAGTCGAATGTTCCAAACTTGTATTTTTCGTTGACCACGGCGCAAGGTGCTCCGGCAACTGGAGACATTTATGTGTTTGGCGACATCTTGACGTTGTAAGGAACCAGTTGTTCGCCCCTCTGGTAGTTCAGTAGCTCCGCCTTTAGCGTTTTGCTAAGAGCGGAGCGAACGACTTTATGGATATGAGAGCTTTATGGCAACTCTTTCGGGATACATTACCGAGGTGCGTCGGCTCTTGCATGATGCCACCGGGGTGTTTTGGACGGATGCAGAGTTAACGGACTACATCAACGATGCGCGAAATCGTATTGTGCGCGATACGGGTTGCCTTCGTTATCTTGCTCCGAGTTCAGTCACCACCAATGTCGAGACACTTAATCTATCGTCGCTATCGCTGCCAGCCTATGCAGATAGCATCCTCGATGTTCTAAACATCAATCTCTTCTGGGGGAACACACGCATCCCCTTGCGCTACTTGTCATGGACGGAGTTCAATGCGCAACTCCGGTTCTGGCAAAACTACACAGGC